AGAGGTGGTTGATTCCCCTCAAACTACAGACCTGACGGATGTGTCAACTGACGACCTTCGCCAACAATTAGCAACGCCACCCGAAGCTCCTGCTGAGGAACAAGCCGTTGAGGAGCAATCCCAACCGCAAGTACCACAATCAGAAGAAGTAACGGAGAACTCGACGGAAGAAGCACAGCCCGATATTGAAGTTGAAAGCTCTGCCGATACCGAAGAGGACAGACTCGCTAAAAGACGAGTTAGACCTAGAAACGAATTAGATCAACAGGTTATAGACCTTTACAGATCTGAGGGCTTTAATGGATCTTTTCAAGATGCATCTAGAGTAATATATGGTCAAACTCAGGAATCGACACCGCAAGTACAACCACAGGCCGAGGCTCAACAGCCCGATCCTTTTTCTGGTTACGATGCTGCGGAAGCAAAATTAGCAGATCAAATTGAAAAGCTTGAAACTGATGTTGCAAAAGCAGCAGATGAATTAGAGACAGCGAAAGCTTTAGAATTGCAAAGAGCAATTATGAAGTCGGAGCTTCAACTCCAATCCATACGAGATCAAAAGCAAAGACAACTTGAGAAGCAAAATGATGCTATTCAAAATACCCAACGTAGCAAAGCGTTGGAGAGCAGGGACAAAGCTATTCAAGCTTATCCTGAACTTGGAGACAAAGAAAGCATTTACCGAAAGGAATTTGACAACTTTGTAGCCGAGTCTTCAAGAAACCCTGACTATAGTTCCATATTTCAGTCACCTAACTGGTGTGAAGTAATGGCCCACACTTTTGCATCGCAAAAGGGTTACCAAGCTCCACAAGCTCCAGTCCCGCCAAAGCCCCAGGCTCCAGCGGTTGGAACACAGGCTAAGGTACTGACTACAGGGAACACCGCACAACCAATCAACGCTCCAGTTGACGCAAACCGTGTGAGATCAGATATGGCAAATATGTCTAAAGAAAATCTTTATGATCTTTTAGGACAACCTGATAACAGACGGTATTTGAGGTAGTTGGAGCATTTTCAAAATTATAAAATAGGAAATAAATAAAATGCCAAATCCATCAAAAGTAATCCCAGCAGCAAATGTCGCTGGTCTCACAGGTACTAACGTCGATCTTTTACCACCTACCAGTTACGCTGGTGTAGTGGGATCAGATTCAGCTTTACGTACCGAAATCTGGTCCGAGTTAGTAACTCGTGACGCCCGTGAAAAGAATGTTTTCTCTAAGTTTATTGGAGGAGAAGGTTCAGGAAACCCAATCGTTGAAAAACGCGATCTCTCCGCAGGAGGTTCCGACAAAGTAACTTTTACTACTGTTGCACCTATCCGTGGTCAAGGAGTTCGCTCTGAAGAAGTTCTTAAGAACTCTGTAGGTCAGCTTAAATTTGGAACCTTTAATGTTGAGGTAGATCTTATGCGCCATGCTGTTGCTTGGACTCAAGTTCTTAAACTCATGAGGTTTACAGGTAAGACTCTTGATCAAATCAGTGCTGAAGTAATGTCTGAATGGGCAGGACGCACAGAGCAGGATCATATCCAAACTGTCCTTCGTGACTCCGCTGGATCCTCTAACTCTATTAGTGGTTATGGTTCTGGAGCAGCAGGAGCGCTTCAATCTGACGAAGGTTTCTCTACTGATCTTATTCAGGAAGCTAAGCAAGCTCTTATATCCAACGGTGGTCAACCAATGAACACTGGTGCAGACGGAAATCAGGAAATTCCTGGTTATCTTTTCTTTGCTCCTGATGCTGTTCTTAGATCTCTTCGCAGTGACCCTGACTACATGGAAGCTATTCTATACGCTGATTCCCGTGGAGAGGGCAACAAGCTCTACAGCGGTAACTACGCTAAATGGGATAACAACGTTATTGCTAACCATAATGTTATCATCGACACTGCTGAAGGTCGTCAAGGTTCACCTCTTGCTCCAACTGCTATCGCAACATCAACTATTACTGCTATCGATGATAATACCACTGGTGCTGAAGGTTCAAGGCTTGGTGGTGACGCTTGGGCTAACTTCAAAGGATTTGATCCTAAGATCCCTGGCGGTGGGGGTAAATACTTCACCCCTTCTAGTGGTGGTAACGTCCTCGCTGTCCGTCCTGGTCCTAGTAAAACATGGACATTGTTAGCTTACACAGGTAACTCAGGTACTCACCTTACAGGTGTTAGTGTTGTTTCTGTTGGTAACTCTGCTAATAGTGGTGGAACTCCAAGTAAGCAGGCTAACAGTAAAGCATTCCCTAAAGGAACTATGTTTTACCAAGCAAACGCTATCGGTACTCCTATCGGTTATGCTCTTGCTATGGGTGAAGGTGCTTTGTATTACGCCAAAGGTGCGGTAATGAACGAGCAGATTTACCACGCAGATGACTTCGCTAATGCGTCTAACGATGCCCACTTGACTGCCATAGGTATTCAGTCGGTTTACGGAATGGCCGCTTACGAAGACACTAACGACCGTATGCCTGGATTCCAGTTGATTGAAGCAGTTCGCACAATCCCTGGTTTTGTATGGTAAACATTCTAAATAGAATTGTGTCGCAAGACACTCAATCCGCC